ACAAGTGTGGACAAAAGAAAGAGTGGAGTATTGGGAAGGGAAAGTGCTTAAACAAACACTCCCTAATAAATATGGGATTATTCCTATTGTTCATATTAAGAATTTGCCTCTGCACGGAAAAACCATGGGACAAGGTGATTTAGATGATATTATCCCAATAAATACAGAATATAATCTTAAAAAATCTGATATTTCTGAGATTATTGATTATCATTCTGCTCCTGTAACTGTTGTTTTTGGAGCAAGAATTGGACAGTTAGAACGTGGGGCAAATAAAGTTTGGGGAGGATTACCTAAAGACGCAAAAGTAGAAAATCTTCATTTAGAGGGAGATTTAGTTTCTGCACAAAATTATATTTCAGATTTAAAAAACTGTATGCTTGAAATTGGAGGAATCCCTGAGAGTGCATTAGGAGGAGATTTAGCAATAAGTAATACTTCTGGTATAGCTTTGCAAATATCTTTAATGCCTTTGGTAGAGAGAATAAATATGAAGCGAATGATGACCAGAGAAGGACTTACTTTAGTTAATAAAATTATATTAAAAATTGCACTTACAGAAAATTTGATTGAAATTCCTGAAGGGATACTCCCTAAAGAATTTTACTATAATGAGATCCAATTTGAGAGTGTTTTGCCGAAAGATATGTTAATTGAATTACAGCAAATTGAAGCAGAGATGAAATTACAGTTGATGGATAGAGAAGAAGCTATGCAACGATTAGGAAAAGATAATATCCAATATCGTTTACAAAAAATTGATGAAGAAGTACAAAAAAATCCGCTAGTATACGGAATTAAAGTAAAAGACGATTCACTTGTTTCTGACATCGGTAAGAATAAAGACGGAGGAGATAAAAAGATAAATAGTGGAGTATTAAATAGTCCTGAACTTAAATTATCTTTTTAAGTTACTTGAATAAATTATAATTTATTGGTATATTAAACTTGAAATAATTTATTTCTGTAAATGATATGGGATTTTACTACATGATTTGTTGAAGAAAAAACGATGATTTTTAGATAAAAATAAAAAGGAGGGACTTATTAGTGACTAATAAAGACCTTTTTCATGGATCTGGGAATTCTACAGCAAGAATCCCGAAAAATGTGGGGATTAAGAAAGTTAAATTAACTGATCCCCATACCTCTCCAGGTAAACTTTTACCAACAACTAAAGTAACTAAAAAAGGTTGGAGTAAATAATGAAAGGAGAATTTTTAATGTTAAGTAGAAGATTCATGTGGAAATTGCCGCGGATAAAACCTTTCTTTTTGAAAGTGTATGCAGAAGGTAATGATTCTAATAATATGAATGATCAAGATAAGAAAACTACCCAAGATCAAAAACCTAATCAAGATCCTAGACCTAACCAAGACCCAAAACCTATGGGAACAGTTAATTTTGAAGAATTAATTGCAAAAGCGCGCCAAGAAGAAAAGGATAAACTCTATCCAGAAATTCAATCTTGGAAAGAAAAACATAATAATTTACTTTTAGTAATTGCGGAAAGAGATGCAAAAATTAAAGAATTAGAGGGAGAAATAACTAAATTTAAAAAGCAAATAGAAGAAGTAAAAGAAAAGAGTAGTAAAACAAACGACGCTACTGTTTCTGAATTAAAAGCAACTATAGATTCATTAAATAATCAAATAGAACAATTAAAATCTTCTCATGATAAAGAAATTGCTAGACTTAACCTTGAAATATTTAAGCGAGAAAAATTGGCGGAAGTAGGGGAAGAAATTATTCCAGAATTAGTGACAGGAGAAACAGAGGAAGAAATATTAGCTTCTATAGAAAAAGCGAAAGAAAGATACCAACAAATAGTTTCTAAGATTAATAAGGGAATAACTTATCCACCAATTAATCCGAATGTAACTAAAATTGATATGAAAAACAAGAGTGTTGAGGAAATTGTAAATATGCCCACGGGAGAGTGGGCAGAGTTTAGGAAACAATTAGGATTCAAATAAAGGAGGAGATATAAAATATGAAGTTTATGACCATGGGAAAAAAATTCGCGCCAAAAATATTTAAAAACGTATATGCTCAAAGTAAAATGAATACCGTTACTCGAGAAACAGGTACATCATTAGATGGGGGAGAAGCAGTTAAATTAGATCATCATGTACGTGCTGTTTATTCTAAAGAAATTGAATTCCAAGCTCAACCCATTATGCGCTGGGCACAATTTGCTAGAGTTAAAACTGAGCTTGGAGTACAGCCAGGATTAACTATTAATATGATGACATACAACAATCTAGCAAAAGGTGGACCTCTAACAGAAGGCGTTCGTATGCAGACTACTACACTAAGCTCTACTATGAAGTCTATTACTGTTGGAGAACGCGGAAACGCAGTTTCCGTTTCTGAATTAGCTCTAAAATCTTCATTTACTGATATTATGGCAGATGCCGCTGTTCTTTTAGGACGTGATATGGCATTAGTACTTGATTTGGAATTACGAGATACTTTCTTTAGCGGAATTACTAATACTGTTTTTGGACGTTTGAATAGTGAAGCAGAAAAAATTAAATCGAGATCTGCTATTACAAATAAAAATCCTATGTCTGTAGCAACTATTAAAGATGCTGTAGAAATTTTAGCTACTGCAAATTGTCCGAAATTCCAAGGAAATTATTATATTTGTCTAGTTCATCCCCATCAGTCGCGTATGTTACGGGATGACCCAGCGTGGATTGAAGCAAGTAAATACGGTTCTCCTGAAAATTTGTTTACCGGTGAGATTGGGAGAATTGACGATACTAGATTTATCGAAACAACTTTGATGCCAAATGGAGCATGTGCTCCTACTGATAATGCTTATGACGCTGATTTAGCACCTGGAGCCGTTGGAGCACCAGCAGATACTCCTGTTTATCAAGCCGCAATTTTTGGAGAAGATTGTTACGGATATGCTGTAGCTCTTCCCGTTGAGCTTCGGGATAATGGAGTAACTGATTTTGGACGGGAACATGGATTAGCATGGTATGCTATTTGGGGATGTGGAATTTTAAATGAAGATCGCGGAGTGATTATTGAAACCTGTTAACCATATTAATGGAGGTTTTATTAATGACAAAAAAACATAAAGTAAGTATAGTGAACCCTTTTAAAGAACATGAGGACAATTTAAAAGAAAAAAAAGAAGAAATTGAAGAAAAAATTGCAGAAGAAGAAATTAAAGAAGAAACTAAAGAAGTTGAGCTTGTCCAAGCAGGAAATATGAAGGAAAATTTGCCGAAAGTAAGGATTAAACCAAAAGAAACTTTTAGTTGTTATATAGGGGACACGTACTACTTCTTTAAGAAGGGGGTACAACAATCTGTCCCCTATAATATTAAAGCGATATTGCAAAAAGCAAATAAGCTTGATCCCCTTTAGAAAGGAGGATTTTGATGGGGAAACTTTCTGTAAGTGATATATACTATCTTAGCGCAAATCCTAAAAAAGTTGCTGATTTTATTAATAGTTTAGCTTTGTGGAATACAAATAAAGGACAATTAGTTATTTCTCCCGCCGTTTTTAATTTAAGAGCTAGTGATTGTGCTGAAGGATTAAGTTATGAAGTAATTATTTCTTTAATGTCTAATGAAGTAACACCTTCTGTATTAACTTTTGGCGATTTTACTCTTACCGCCGCAATTTCTGATACTATTACAGATAATGATGCAGTACCTACTATTAATACTACTCATCCAAAGATGGAAAATGGTATTGCAAAAGTTAAAGTAACCCTTCCAGCAAAAGAAAATGGATATGTTGCGGGAGGAACCGTTACAGTTACTATCTCTAATGTGACTACTCCTGATGGACGTACTCTTACTGGAGGGACTTCTGTATTGACTCTTGACTAAGAAAGGAGGGGGTTGGATTGCCAGACGTAACTCCTGTAATTGATCAATTAGACGTAACTCCTGTAATAGATCAAACATTAGTTAATATGCTTCGTAGCAGTTTACGTTTTCAAGACCCCCTTATTGAAACTGATCCTGTTTACACTTATACCGATTATGATTTATGGGAAATTTTATTATTAGTTACTCCTATTTATAATAAAAAATATTCTGCTCATTCTATTCCAGATGAAGAAAAACATTTAGTACTTTTACTTGCGCGAAAAGAAGTTTATTGGAGATTAGCAACTTCAACGGCTCCTTATTACCCCTTAGAAGCAGAAGGAGCGAAGTTGCGGAAAGATGTTCGTTTTGATCATTATGTAAAGTTAATTCAATTAACTCAGGAGGAATTTGATAGACAACTTGCTCTATTTAATTCCCCTGGGGTAGTTGATTCTTATAGTGCTTCTATTACTAGTCCGAATTATTATCAAAGAAACTATAATCTTTCTGATCTTCCTGAAATTTCTCTTTTTATCCGCGATATTACCCCTACTTCTATAAGTTTTGAATGGACTAAGTTTTCCGCGAAAAAGGGAGCGTTTGGTTGTTATAAAGTTTATATAGATACTTCTCCTGTAATAGATGAATACGCAGAAAATGATATAATTCCTTCTACTGCAAAATTTGTTACCTATGATGTTAATAAATTGAAGTATCGTATTAATAATTTAAAATCTAAAACTACTTATTACATTGCTGTATTAGCTATAAATGTTAATGGAACATACGGATATGCTACTGCAACAGTAACTACATTATAGATAGGAGTGATATTATTGTTATTAGATAGAGATATTGATGAAATTTCTAATGATTTTTTAGAAGCATGGAGAGATTATTTCGGGCAAGAAATGTATTATATACGTTTTTTACAAGACGTTACTCCTAATTATCATCCTGTTTATAGAGAGTCAAAAATTAAAAAATATGATGAAGAAAATAAAGTACTTTTTCATGGAGTATTTAAAGAAAATCCTACAGAAGAAGATTTAGGAATGGGAGGATTAAAAGAATATCCTACTGCTATGATAACACTTGTCGCAAAAGAATTATATGATCAGGGAGTAACTTATATAGATATGAACGATATTATTGAAATTACAGATAGGGATTTAGTAACACGAAGATTTAATATTGTTTCAAAACAGGGGAAGGTTCAATTAAGGAATAGAAAGATTTTTATTAAGTTGGGGGTAAGAGAAATTGTCTAGTTTATTCGGGGATTGGAGTAGAGTTAATTCTTTTTTAACGAAAGTCGCTAATTTAACTAAATCCTCAAGAGAAATTTTAGAGGAAATTGGAAATTTAATTGAGATACGTATTAAACAAAATATTGAAAATCAATCCTTAAATTTACCTCCGTTGACTAAAAAATATGCGGAAGAAAAAGCGAGGAAAGGATTAGATCCAAGAATATTAATAGCTACAAGAGAATACGTAGAAAATATAAAAGTATTAGATATAAAAAAGGAAGGAAATACATTAATTCTTTTTGTTGGCGTGCCTTCTGGAGAAAAACACCATAGTGGATTAAGTTTTGCCGAATTAGCTTATTATATAGAATATGGTACTGTAAAATCTCCTGCCAGACCTGCTTTTACTCTAACGTGGAAAGAATTGCGGGAAGAAATAAACCCTATATATATTAAAAAATTAGCGGAGGAATTGTTTATTTGGTAGGTGATAAGATGCCCATTTTAACTGATTTATCCCTTTTAGATACTGCGATTATGGAGAGATTAAGTAAATGTATTATAGATAATAAATTTGTTCCTGTTACTTATATAAATCCTGAAGAAGAATTTATGATTGAAGAATTTCCGTCAATTGTTTTTTATAGAACGGAAATAACGCGGGGATATGGAAGATTAATTAGTAATTATAAATTACGTGATAATTTTGTTTACAGTAGTGAAGGAAATTTAATTCAGATGGACTTAAGAGATGCCCCATTAGCTATAGATGTAATTTATATTATTAGATTGTATTATCAATATCAAGAAGATGGTATGTTATTAAATAATTTTATATTAAAAACTTTTCCTCCGCCGCCTATTCCTTGTTATATTACTGTTGATGGGGAAGATTATGATTTTTTCTTCGAAAGTCACTCAATTCCAAAAAGTTTAGACGATAAATTTGGAAAATTTGAAGGAGCAGCCTTTAATAAGAAAAAGATGGAAAGAGAATTTTGTGAACAGTATATTTATTGGTGTGCAGTTGATCTTGATTTATTTGATAGAAAATCAGTTAAAACGGTTCAAGAGATTAAAATTAGACCCGTTTAAAGGAGGGAGAAAATGGTAACTATTTTAAATAAATTAAATCAACCATTAGTGATTAATCTTAATTCTGGTAGATCATTGCATTTACGTCCAAAAAAATCTTGTGTAATTACAGAAGGGGAATTTCAAAGCCCAGAAATTAAAGAAAAAATTAATTATGGATATTTAGTTGTATTGAAGATGGATTAATGAGGGGAGGAAGATAGATGGAAACTTTACACCCTGGATTGTATTTTCAGGAGATTCCTGGAGCACCCCCTGTAGAGGGTGTATCTACTTCCACAGGAGCTTTTGTGGGAGTATGTAGAAAAGGGGCAATAGGAGAACCTATTTTTGTTACCAGTTGGCCTGATTTTGTATTTAAATGTGGATCGTATACTAATGATGGATATTTAGCTTATGCTGTCCGCGCATTTTTCCAAAATGGAGGATCGAGAGCATATATTTCTCGTGTCGTTCATTTTGAAGATGGGGAAAAAACATCCGCTCCAGCAATGGGAGCTTTAAAAAGTGAAGAAGCTACTCCTAATCTTATTGGACAATTTTTTGCCAATTCTGATGGAGTTTGGGGGAATGATATAGTAGTAAAAATTCAAAATTATGATGATGTAAATGAAGTATTTGATGTTGTAGTTGAATATGCGGGGGATCAAGTAGAATTATTTGAGGGATTAACTATTAAAATTTTAGAAGATACTATTAATAACGGATCTAACTATGTTACTTTAAACTTAATTGATGAAGAATCGGGAATAAAAAATCAAATTATTGAATTTGATGGCGGAGATGATGGGTTAGATGAATTAACTGATGTAGATTATGTTGGAGATCAAGCACTTAAAAGCGGATTATATGCTTTTGATAATGTTAAAGTTAATTTAGTAGCAATTCCTGGAATAACTTCTGTTGCTGTTCATACAGGTATTATTGCCTATGTAGAAGGACGTAAAGATTGTTGGGGAATTTTAGATGCTCCTCTTGGGAAAACACCAAGTGCTGTATTAGATTATAAGACTACCGCTAATTTAGCTTCTCCGTACTGTGAATTAGTATATCCTTGGTTATATGCAACTGATCCAATAGGAGTAGGAAAGAACCCGATGAAATTATTACCGCCTTCTGGATATATTGCTGGTATTACCGCAAGGATTGATAATTCGCGGGGAGTATGGAAAGCTCCTGCTGGAACAGAAGCAGTATTATTAGGAACGATTAAATTAGAATACGAAGTGAATGACGCAGAACAAGATATTTTAAACCCAAATATGATTAATTGTATCCGTTCTATCCCTGGGTACGGGATTTGTTCTTGGGGAGCGAGAAGTCTTACTAAAGGAGATTACACTTATAAACCTGTACGTAGAACTAATACCTATATTATTAATTCTTTATTAAGTAATCTTGGATGGGCTGTATTTGAACCAAATGATGAAGTTTTGTGGGGGAGAGTAAAAACTACTTGTGAAGGATTTTTGAAAGGAATCAAAGATTTAGGAGGACTTAAAGACTTCTTTGTAATCTGTGATGGAACTATTAATACCCCAGAAGTTGTAGATGCAGGTAGATGTTATGTTGATATAGGAGTTGCTAATCTGAAACCTGCTGAGTTTATTGTCTTTAGATTAAGCCTATTCAAGTAGGAGGTATAGGATGATTAATAAATTATTTATGGACGTCTATGCAAGAGTAGACCCTATTCGTAATTTCAATTTTACCGTACAATTTGGATCTGCTATGTATGATTTTCAAAAAGTATCTGGACTAAAGTCTGATGTAGATGTCGTTGAATATAGAGAAGGGGATGATTTTTCTACAGTTGGCTTAACTGTAAGAAAACTTCCTGGATTAGTTAAATATGATCCTATTACTTGTGAAAAAGGTGTAATCGCTTCAATGCAAGTACCAGATGAATTTATTACGATCTCAGGAGCAGGTGGAGCCGTTCCAGGGGATGACTATCAACCTGGGGGAACTACTGCTATTCAAGAATATCGTGGAACATTGAGAATAACCGCAAAAAGTAGAAGTGGAGAAGTTGTTCGTGTTTGGGAATGTGCTAATGCTTGGGTATCTTCTTATGAAGTAGGAGAAGTGGACGCTCAAGGAAACGCTGTATTAATAGAAAGATTAGTATTTCAACACGAAGGATTTACAGTAGTTAATTCATAAATTTAAAGGAAAGGAGGAATTTAAGTTGGGACAGCGTTATGATCCCATTAGAAATTTTAATTTTACTGTAGATTTCTCCTGGACAGAGATGCCTGATGGAGTAACTAATGGAATTACTTTTGGATTCCAAAAAGTATCGGGACTAAAATCGGACGTAGATGTTGTTGAGTATAGAGAGGGTGGAGATAATCTTACTGTAAGGAAATTACCTGGATTAGTTAAATGGGAACCTATTACTTGTGAAAAAGGAGTAGTAAATTCATTAGATTTATGGAAAGCATTTAATATTCTTACTACTATTGGGGATGAATATGGAACTAAGAAAAATTATCGCGGAACTCTCACAATTACTGTAAAAAGCCGTTCTAATACCACTAGTGTGAGAAAATATGTATGTGAAAAAGCATGGGTATCCTCTTACGAAGTAGGGGAATTAGATGCTCAAGGAAACGCCGTATTAATAGAAAGAGTTGTATTTCAACATGAAGGGTTTGAAGTTACAAATAGCTAAATGGAAAATGGAGGATTGTGTTTATCCTCCATTTCTTTTATAATAAAGGTAAAAATATAAAGGGGGATTTGTTTTGGCTATTATAGAAAAACTATTAGGAGAGATTGACATTAAAAACTTGGAATTGCCTATTGGTTATGTTGAAGATGGAGTAGTTTATAAAAAATGTTCAATTAAAGAAATGGATGGATTTGTTGAAGAGGCTATGTTAGAGCCAAAAGTAAGAGAAAATTCAGGAAAAATGATAACTGAATTGGTTTTTGGGATATTAGAAAATATAGAAGGAATACCTAGAATAAATAGAGATATTGTTCGTAAATTAACTACTATTGATCGTGATTTTTTAGTCATCGCTCATTTTAAAGAATTTTTATCAGATAATGGGATAGCAAAATGGGTAGAAAATTGCCCCGAATGCGGAAAGCCAAATGAATTTGAAAGAGATTTGAATGAATTAATTGTACGATATTTAACTGAGGATGAATCAAAAGAGTTTACTTGTGATTTATATAGAGGATTAATTGATAAATCGGGGGAAACCCATAAAAAATTAACTTTTATTCTCCCTAACGGGGAAATACAAGAAAAACTTTCTCCTGTTGTTAAAATAAATCAAGCACAAGCTACATCAGTATTACTTCAAGCAATTACAAAAAGAATAGGGACAAAGGAACCACCTTTTGTATTAGATACTTTTAAAAAATTATCGACTAGAGATAGGAATACTGTTAGTAAAGCATTAACTAGATTAAAATTTGGGGTTGATGTAACTTATCATGGTTCTTGTGCTTATTGTACGCATGAATTTACCTCTACGATCCCCTTTATCTCTCTAATGGGGGAGTAATAAGCGTCGATTTGTATAGCGAAGTACACAACATAGCTTACTTTTACCATTGGGGAGAGAAGGAAATTCTCTCCCTTTCTTTACGAAAAAGAAAACGTTATGTTGAGTTAATTCGTAAACAAATCGACGCGGAAAATGAAGCCAATAAGTAATCAAAGGAAGGAGGGGAAAAATGCTTGAAAGTTTAGGATTGGGTATTAGGATTGATTTAATAGATAACGCAAGTCCGAGAGCCAGAAACTTATTAACTCAATTTGAAGCATTACAAAGAAGTGCGGGAAATTTAGTTCGTGCCGCAAATGAAGTCAACTCTGTATTTATGCGTTTTGAAGGATTAACTATTGCTGGATTTGCTATGGAACGTGTTGCAAATACATTTAATCAAATAGGGAGAGCTATGACTGGCTCATTAACTGCCTTAGGAAAAGCGGTTGTAGAAACGGGATCAAGATTTGAAAGTTATCGTCTTACTTTAGAAGCTTTATATAAAGATGCTAAGATAGCTAAAGAAAATCTAAATTGGGTTGTAGATTTTGCCGCTAGATCCCCCTTTGAGATTGATGATACTGTTACTGCATTGAAAACTTTTAAAGCTATTGGGGTGGATGTAAGAAAAGAATTTGCTAATGTAAATGGAGTAATGAAGCCGTTTTTAGAGTATATTGGGGATTTAGCTATTCTTGCTCCTGCCGAACAAGGAATGAAAGGATTAATGATTGCTTTACGTAACTTATTTGGGGGAAACGAGCGTTCTTTTATGATGAGAATGGATATAAAGCCTTCTCAAATATTAGGGAGACCATTAGCTAAAGACACGGAAGGATTAATGCAAGATATTGTAGAATTATCACAAAAGTTAGCTCCTGATTTGATGGAAAAGTTATTTGGAACATGGTCACAATCTATTTCTAACTTACGTGACCAATATGTACGTTTTCTTTTAGCAATTTCT